AGCACCGAGTCCGACGGCTCCAACAGCACCGAGTCCGACGGCTCCAACAGCTCCGAGTCCGACGGCTCCGACGGCTCCAAGTCCGACGGCTCCAACAGCACCGAGTCCGACGGCTCCAACAGCTCCAAGTCCGACAGCTCCGACTCCGACGGCTTCAACAGCTCCGACGGCTCCGACTCCGACGGCAAATATTTCTTGTTCTGAAAACTCAATCTCAGTCGAATCAATCAGCAATTTTAATTCTGTTAGATTTAATATTTGCACGATCAACGCAGTTAAAACTTTCGTAATGGTCCAAATAAATATTTTTGGAATTGATGAAATCTATATAAAAGAGTTAGAATTTGCAAATTCAAACGGGGTCCAGGTAATAAGAAATTTTAGTTATTCAGAGAACTCCTTTAATTCATGTTATAAAGGAAATATACAAGGAACTGCATTTTTGAAAATACAAAATAGCGCAGGAGATATGATCACTGTTGCCTCAACTCCATTTGAATATGACGACGGAATTGACTTTGTAGTGAATCCAGGATTACAAACTTCAATGACTAGGGAGTGCCGATCTGGGGAAATAAAAGAAAATGGCTTTAAATTTTATTATTTCGGATCTTTAAATGGAAATCCTGGAGGAGCTCCTTTTAATTTAGATTCTAATTTTACGATCACTAGACTTTACTCATATATTAGGTACTTTGGCTGCGGAGATAAAGGCAGTATATTTTTAGAAATTCAAGGGTCTGGACCTGCTCCAGTTATTAGTGAACTAGAATTTTATAAAAGAAACGGGTTTTTGTTTGGCTCTCCTAGCTCTATAATCGCGGGGTCCTCCTCTGGAGTTTGGATTTATGAGTGGAATAACCTACCAATCTTTAAAGATAAATATATTACGCCTTTAGAATTGGGTTGCATTGTTTATATAAAAATAAGAGGAAACAGCGCACCAAGTCCAACGGCTCCGACTCCGACGCCACCAACGCCACCAACTCCGAGCCAGACAACACCGAGCCCAGTTCCAAGTGCACCGAGTCCGACGGCTCCGAGTCCAACGGCTCCGAGTCCGACAGCACCAACGCCAACAGCACCGAACCCAAGTCCAAGCGCACCGAGCCCAGTTCCAAGTGCACCGAGCCCAAGTCCAAGCGCACCGAGTCCAGTTCCAAGTGCGCCAAGTCCAGTTCCAAGTCCGACAGCTCCGAGTCCAAGCGCACGATCTTCATTTCCTAGCAGCACAACGAGAAATTTTAACTCTGTTTGTGACGGATCAATGACTGAGACATATTGGTTTAATGGACAAAACTTTTTGCCCGTAAATGGAGACACTTGTTGGACCACAAATACAGGATCTACTTTTTTAGTGGCAGGATATTACAGAATGACCACAGATTTTTATATTCAGATTGGATCAAACGGATTGGTCATTTCTCAGAACACTTGCGGAGGAGGATTTTAATTAATAAACAAAATAAAATGATAACTGAATTTGAAAATTTTTTAAGTAGCCAGGAGTGTGATATTTTAATGGGAATGATTGACTTAAATCACTCTCGCTCCTCAGTCGCAGAGGGAGGCTCTGACACGATCTCCATTTCAGAGGCCAGAACGTCGAGCACTTGTAATTTACCCCATAATGACAGCCTAATTAGCTCAATACATAAAAGAATTTCCACGCATTTAGGGCTGCCAATATCAAAGGGAGAGCATTTACAGGGGCAACTTTACGAAAATGGCCAATATTTTAAGCCTCATAATGATTATTTTAGTGCAAACGCTTATGAGAAACACTGTCTAAGCTCTGGGAATAGAACTTTTACTTTAATGATTTATTTGAATAGTGATTTTAAGGGGGGAGGAACTCACTTTCCAAGCCTAAAAAAAACTATTACACCAAAAAAAGGAAAGGCGGTCATTTGGCAAAACACAATAGAGGGAGTAAAACAGGATAATTCAATCCATGAGGGTCAGTCAATAGAGTCAGGAAGAAAGTACATTGTTACTTCCTGGTGGCGTGAGAATGATTGGAACGGGGCAGAGGACGAAAGACTCTTTACAATCAAAAAAAAGACATTCACGCATAAAGACCAAATTCCAAAACTAACAAAAAAAGGGTTTAAGGTAGTGAAATGCCCTGAGAATGTTTGGGGATTAATTCAAGACGCTTACTCTCTTTTAAAAGACAAAAAAACGCCTGAGAATTTTGAGAATAAAGACCAATTTATAAAAGGCGGGGGGAGTGACATTCTATCTTTTGACCATTTGCCTAGTATTAGGACAGCGATTCATAAAGAATTACACTCAATACATCAGGATTTTTGCGGGGTCCCTATTGAGCCCTCTTTTATTTACGGAATCAGATCATATCAAAAAGGAGCTACTTTGACAAATCACTTTGACAGGGCAGAAACTCACCACATCTCCTCAATTATAATAGTAGATAAAGACCTAAGATGCGGCTGTCAAAATAAAGAGTTTTCAAATGATTGGCCCCTAGACATTCAGGATCACTCAGGAGCCTGGCACAAAATATATGCCGAGCCTGGAGACATGATTCTTTATGAGTCTGCAATTTGCGAGCATGGCAGGGAGGAGCCTTTTGGGGGTGAGTATTTTAGAAACTTTTTTGTCCACTATAAAATAAAGTAAAAAAATGACTCCTAAAATTATACACCATGTAGCTCCAGAGGATCGGAGACGTTGGTCAAAAGAGTGGTTTTCTTGCGACGAATCCTGGAAACTCTTAAAAGGTTATAAAAGACGAATATGGAATGACCGGGAAGAAATTGACAATTATATTAAGAAATACGATCCTGAATTTTTTAAGGTCCTGGATCAGTTTCCTGTCATTTATAAAATAGACTTTGTTAGGTATCTAATAGCAGAAAAAATAGGTGGAATCATTACGGACATGGATTTTGAGGTAAAAAAAGACTTTACAAAACACTTAAAAAAGGACTCGATTTATCTTTTAGACTCCCCAAGCTCTGACGAGCTTTATCAAAATGGTTTCATAATATCTCCACCCTCTGAAATCTGGACAGGGTTTCTCTCATTTGTAAGGACTCGAATACTAGAAAATAAAGACAGAATAATGGCAAAGGAAGAGATCAAAGGGAGGCCTCTTGGAACTCTAGTCAGGAAAATGATTGGACCTATTGCGCTCTCTGAATATTTTGGGGCTAAAAATGACAACTTTGAAATTTTGCCTCACCCGAATTTTAATCCCACAGGCAAATATATTAACGGTGATTTTGTTTTTACTAAGCATTACGGGACTGGAAACTGGGGTGAAATGTAATTCATTAAAAAATAAATAAAAATTAAAAATGGCAGAAAAAATAGTAATTGCAGAACTAGAAATCAATACAAAAAAGGCGCAGGACGAAAACGCGAAATTGATTCAGTCAATAGCCAAACTTCAGGCCAGTCAAAAGGATCTCAAAAAGGAGACTGGAGGTTTAGTGAACGCGAATAATGATCAATTAAAGTCTTTCGCGGCCAATGACGCACAATTAAAAAGGCTACAATCTACATACGGGGCAAATAAAAAGGTCCTAGCAGAAAACCAGACAGGAATCCAGGGGCTAAATGACGCGCTTTCAAAGGAAACCAAAAGTATAAACGAGGCCAGGGCTCAAAATCAGAGCCTTTTAACTATTAGGAACCAACTCAAAGGAGCGAACCAGGCCGAAAAGGACGCAATCCAGGAGATAAATAAAAAGGTCGATCAGAATAACAACCTTATAAAAGGGAATGTATCTGAATTAGAGAAACAAAAAATCGGAATTGGTGGCTATGAGAAAGGAATTGTATCAGCTCTGGGCCAGGTTCGTATTTTTGGAGTGAGTTTGGGGGGCGTTGCTCAGAAAGGATTTGACGCTCAAAAGGCTTTGATTGCTAAAAGGGCAGCGGTCCAGGCAGACACGACAGCCACCAACGCAGGAACGGTCGCACAGACTTTATCTGGCAAAGCAATAGCCGCAACAAACGGGCTATTAAAACTTTTCAAAATTGCTTTAATCTCAACAGGAATCGGGGCTATTGTAGTGCTTATCGGCTCCTTAATCGCGGCCTTTGCCACTACTCAGGCAGGAGCAGACGCAATGAATAAAATCTTAATCCCTGTTAAAGCCACTTTTGAGGCTCTTTTCGGATCAATACAAAGATTTGGGACTGCATTAAAAGACGTTTTTTCTGGAAATAAAAGTTTCTTTAGTGCTCTCTCTGGGTTTTTTAATGACGTAAAAGACAGCGCAAAGGCAGGGTATAAATCAGGAAAGGAATTGGCAGACTTAAAGGTCCAGATCGAGAAAGCAGAAAATAAGCAAATCGTAAATAAAGCCACTATTTTAAATCAAATAAAACAGGAGGAACTTATCTCAAAAGACTCCTTACTCACAGCAACAGAAAGAAACAAGTCAGGGGAGAGGGCAGAGGTTTTATCTAAGTCCCTTTTAAAATCTGAGACTGACCTTTTGGACCTTAAAATAAAAGAGCTCAAAATCAAACAGTCTTTAAATGACACCTCCAGGGAGGAGGAGGCAGAACTTCAAAACCTACTAGCAGAAAGAATCACAAAGCAGACTGAGCAGAGCGCGATTGAAATGAAATTTCTGGGAGTTAAAAAGGCTCTCCAGGCAGAACTGGAGCAGCAAAGAAAGTCGGCCGTAGATAGCGCGATCAGTGACAGTAAAACTCTTTTAGATATTTATATCCAAGAGCAGGGAATCAGAGCCAAAACACTGAGCGAGGATTTGGACCAGGCAGTCATTATATCAGACAAAAAGAAATCTATTTTAAAGGCAGAATTTGCAGCCAAAAAAATAACTCAGTCAGAGTTTAATTTAGCGGTCCTAGAGTTAGATAATGAGCTCCTGGGCCAAAGGGCTCAATTAGCAGCAGACAACGCCACCAGAGAACTCCAGATATTCCTGGACGGGAATCAATCAAAAATAGACGCAAATCTATTTTTGACGGACGCACTACTTAGCCAGGAGACTGACAGACTCAATTTATTAGCCCAAAAAGAAAAGGAGTTTTTTTTAAAAAAATTAGACCAGGGAGTTATAAATCAGCATGAATATAATGACAGTATCAACGCTATTGACGCACAAAATCAAATAAATAAAGACGTTTTAGAACAAAAAAGGCAGGACTCAATACAGCAAAAAAATCAGGAGGATTTCGCTAACAAAATAGACCTTCAATTTTTACAGGGAGAGTCAGAGTTTGAAATATCCAGGCAGTTATTAGATCGCGCTTATTTAAACGAATTGGAGGCAGCTAAAAAAAGCGGGGCCGAAATCACTTTAATTGAGGATAAATTTTCAGCAGAAAGAAGATTGATTACAGCCTTAGAACAGGAGGCAAAACTGGCAGGAGCTTTCTCGGTACTCAATGGGCTCTCAGGCTTATTAGGCCAGGAGACAGCCGCAGGGAAAGCCGTTGCAATAGCGCAAACAACTATCGCGACTTATCAATCAGCAACAGCCGCGTATAAATCTCTGGTGGGGATTCCTATTGTCGGACCTGCTTTGGCAGCAGCAGCGTCAGGGGTAGCCGTAGCCTCTGGACTTATGAACGTAAATAAAATAATTGGCACAAATACACAGGTTCCTAAAATTGGAGGCAGTAAAAAACTAGCCAAAGGAGGCCTCATGGAGATAGGAGGGAACCGTCACAGTTCTGGAGGGACCAGTTTCACAGGAGAGGACGGGACAACCTTTGAAGCCGAGAAAGGGGAGTTAATTGGAGTAATGAATCGAAACGCCTCACGCTTATTTATGGACTTTAACAATCAAAACGGGGGCTCTCCTGGAGTGAGGACAAATCACTTTGCAACTGGGGGAATAGTCTCCAGGGGTTTTGAGAGTGGCGGCTCTTCTCCTGGATCATTTGCTATTGATTACGATTTGCTCTCAATGAAAATCGGGCAGAATGTAGCAGAGGCCAACCGATTTCTCCCTGCTCAAAGGGTTGCTATTACTGACATCAGAGAGGGAATTGATAATCAAATAAATATCGAGCAAAGTGCTAGTTTTTAAACACGTTTTAAAGGGGTGGTGGGTATATTTATTTTCGACCTTACCAGAAACGGCAAAGGCAAAGGCCAAGATTTGCCAGGCTTGTGACAAAAAAGAGTTTGGAACTTATGAGGAGTTTCTTCCAGACTACTCAATCAAAGAGGTCCAAGGGTATAAATGCGGGATCTGTAAATGCCCGCTTTCAACTCTTTTGAGATCAGAAAAAAAATGTAAACTAGGCAAATTTTAAAATGTACGAGACTTTAAAATTATTAGAGGATAAAGGGCTTTTTAAAACCCTAATAAAACAGGGGGTCCTTTCAATAACTATTGCGGGCCATAAAATGATTTATGAAACATATCTCAGGGAGAAGAGTAAAACGGGCTCAAATAGCCAGGCAATTACAAACACCTCAATAGAGACAAAGACTCCAGAGAGGACGATTTATAAGGTGATTAAAAAAATGAGGGGCTAGTCTATTTTTTCGTAGGTTATAATACGTCCCCTTATATCACCTATAAAAGACTCTCTTTCGTTAATTTTCTGCCAACCTTTTAATTTCATAAATTTAAGAATCCCAATATAATCACCTTTTTTAAATTTCTCTCCTTCGTCGTTTATGATTGCCTGCGTTTTATGATCGTAATAGTGAGGTCTAAATTTGTCCTGGCCATAGTCAATAAAGAAACTCTCCTCTATTGAAAAGGGTTTTTTAAAAGCGTAAAGCTCAAAGAGCTTTGTTTTTTCTGAAATATTTACACCGTTAATAGTCTGGTTATATCCAAAAAAAAAGGACATTAAAATTGAAAATGTGATTAATTTTTTCATCTATTTATTTTAAACTGTTTTTGATTTCCTGTTCAAACTTCAACTCCTCCTCTGAGAGCTCTTTTTTGATTGGGAGTTCACCTTTTGTTTTATCGAGCCATTTTAAATAAGCCTCATAATTTCTGTCATTTAATTGTCGGTATTTATGATTTAAAATGTAAGGATTAATTAGGTCTTTGTCTCTCCTGGGGGACTTCATTTTATTATACAGCCAATAGATCGGAAACCCGACAAAAAAAGCACCAACAAAATAGGCTATTATTTGCATAACTATCTGACAATTAATGCAAGGTAATGAATTTTTTGTCTTTATAGTGACAATTTACCAGTGGATTAACCCTGTAATTTTGTGATATGAACACAGCGCACGTTTATATTTATGGGATTATAGATTGCTTTCAAGATCAAAACTCATCTGAGTATGGTTATGTGAATTTGACTTCTGTAAAAAACCAGATTGAAGCTCAAAAAGATTTTAAAGATATAACGGTCCACATTCATTCAGACGGTGGGGAAGTTAATGAGGGATTTGCAATTCACGACTATTTAAGGAGTCTAGGAAAGCCTATAAATTCAAAGATTGAGGGGAATTGCTTTTCAATAGCCACAGTGATAGCCTTGGCGGGAGACACGATCACAATGACCTCAAATGCAGAGTTTATGATTCATAACCCTTGGGGATATGCAGGAGGTAGCAAAGAAGAGATCCAGAAATATGCAGATCAATTAAAGGGGATTGAAAACAAAATCGCACAATTTTACTCAGAGAAAACAAATTTATCACTAGAGGAGGCCCTGGAGCTCATGAAAAACCAAACTTTCATGACTCCCCAGGCAGCTCTCGACAAAGGATTTATAACAGAAATAGAGTCCACCATGAGGGCCGTTGCATTATTCAAACCTAATAATCAAAATTTAATTAATAAAAATGAAAAACAAATGGACCAATTAACAAAAAAAGAAGCAGACAAAAGGTTTAGTAAAATCGAAAATATGTTCGAGGATATTAAAAAAGCCTTTAAAGGAAAGGTAAAGAATTTATTGATTCAGGACGCCAACGGGGTCGAAATTGACTTCACTGACCTGGAGGACGGAACTTCTCCCGTAGTAGGAGACAAAGCCACAATAGACGGGACGGCAGCCTCTGGGGATTATGTAATGCCAAGCGGGGAGACTTATGTTTTTGTTGATGGTGGCCTTACTGAGATTAAGCCAGTTGAAAATGAGGACCCTCAGATTTTAATTGACGAAAACGCAGCTTTAAAAGCAGAGCTCACAGACCTAAAGGCGCAAAATTCAGCATCTCAAAACAAATTAAAAACTGCAATGAGCAGCGTAGAGTCTTTAAAAGCCGAGTTTGTAGAGTTCAAAAAATTAGCAGGATCGAGCTATAATTTCAGCGGTCAAAGTGACCCACACGCGGGACAGTCAGGAGACAAAAAAAGACAATTATTCAAAAAATAAGTAACAAATAAAAAATAAAAAATTATGATTGATATTTCAGGATTAACATTAAACACTGAGGAGGCTAGAGAAGTCTCTCAGGCAGTTTTCGAGCACGTTTTAGAGCAGGGAGATATTGCAGAATTTCACGACATTCACACAGAAATCCAATGGGACACTCAGATTCCTTTTATTGGGACTTTGGGCCTAGTTGGTAAGAAAGTGATTGGGTGTAAGCCTGACGCAAATGGAAATCAAATTCCAATGAGTGAAAAGAAATGGACGCCTAAATTGATAGGTGATAGATTAGAGCACTGCGCGACTGACGGAAACAGCCTTTTCAAATTATTTGCAAAACTTAAAAAAGTGAATCCTGACTATTTTAATAGAATAGACAGCGACGAATTAGGGGTGGTTTTGACTAGACTTTCAGAAGCAATGAGAGAAATGGTGACAAGAGTAACCTGGTTCGGGGACGTTGCCGTCGATACCGTTGCAAATGGCGGGGTCTTAGCAAATGGAACGGATAAAGACTTTTTTAACATTTTAGACGGCCTTTGGAAGCAAATATTTACCATTGATATTCCAACAGGATCGAGGTATCACGTTCCAATAACTAATAATGCGGGGGCCACTTACGCAGTTCAAAACACACTAGCTGACGACTTTGCTTTTAACTTGTTTAGAGATATGTTTAGAAAGGCAGACAGCCGTTTAAAGCAGTTAGTCGCAAAAAGTGGAGTTGATCTTCATTTACACGTTACCTCTAAAATTGCAGAAAACTGGCTAGACTATAAAGAGGACAAATCTATGGCTTTCACTCTAGCAAATGTAGAGGGTGGTAATTTAGTGAGTCTTTTTAGAAACATTAAGATTGTAACGAGATACGACTGGGACGCAATTATAGAAGGTTATCAGGACAACGGTACAAAATACAATATGCCTCACAGAGCTTTATTGACGTCACCTGGAAACATTCCTTTAGGAGTTGTTTCAACAGACGATCTGGAAACAGTTGAGTCTTTTTACGATCCAGTTGGGAAAGTGAATATAATGGATTTTGCTTTAAAGGTTGATGCTAAATTCTTAGAGGCTTATTTAGGAGTCGCAGCTTATTAATTTTTAAAAAAAAAGAGATATGAACGATTTATGCGCAAAAATTAGCCAGGATATTTTTAATAACTGCATTGATAAGCCAGTCAAAGGGATAAAACAAAGATTAATGTTGATTAATTCAGCAGATTTACCACTGACAGGGATCAATTTCAGTTCAACGGTTCCCAGTTCACTTATTGAGCAGTTGACACTAGCAGCAGGAAAGAGAGCTTTTGAAATCCAGGGTTTAAAGCAGATTATGAAATTTACAAACACTGGAGAATTTCCAGAGGATTCAAACAATGGAGTGATTCATTCAATATCTGGGATCAGATTCCAGGACCCCTCTGAGTTGATTAGAGCCGAAATAAACAACTTCCTAAACGGGGCAAATGTTTACGCGGTTCTTCATAGAAACTGGACAGGAGAAGAGAACAAACAGGCTTTTTTATTCTTTGGATTAAAATTCGGCCTGGAGGCTTCTGAATTGATTGAGGATTCTGGAGAAAATGACGGGACTTCGGTCCTTTCGCTTTCGACACCCTCTGGATTCTCAGAGCCTTATATGCCTCACATTTTTAGAGACACCGATTACGCAACAAGTTTGACGGCTTTTAATAACAAATTTGCCTCTGCTTAATGTTTGAGAAATGGAATAAATACCAAGCGAGTGAAGTTCGGACGGGAATGGACTCCAATGGAAATCGCTTGGTATCTTCCTTTGCAAAGGATTATAATTCAATCTTTAACTTTGAGTTATGCCCTAATTGCAAAGGCTTTGACGAAAAGTTTAAAAAATTTTTAAAAAAAACCAAAATCATGGCAGAAAAAAAAGCGTCACAATACGTTCTAAAGAAAATGTATTCAAATATACCCTTGGAATTTGGCAGCTCTGTTTTTGTGAATAATGAAAACATGACTGACGCATACGGGTTGAAGCTCTTAAAAAACCACCCTAGAGGATTGGATCTGTTTGACTCAGTGCCAAACACCCAAAAAGAAACAATAGCCTCACAGGATCAAAATGAAGAGGTCCAGACAGCCTCTCAATTAATGAAAGACAACTCAAAAGATGAACTTATTAAAATAGCAGCCGATTTAGGCGTTTTAGATTTGGACGGAAATAAAAGAAAATTAGCCACCTATATACTAGAGGCTCAATCTTAAATAAAAAAACTTTATGCAAGCTCGATTCGTAGCCGCAAAATTAATAGAGATCGCTAAAAGACTTGTCAAATTTGATGAGTCTTTTAATATATATGCCAATGGTCTAGGGAATGACTATCCTGAGAGAGTTGAAAGGCTAATAAATAACTCCTCCACTGCAAAGCCATGCGCTAAATTGCTTAGAAAGTATATTGTCGGCCAAGGCTTTGAGAGTCAAAATGATTTTATAGTACACCAAGAGGACGGGACCAGTTTAAGGAAGTTTTTGAGCCGTCTGGCACTTTCCTACTCATATCAAAATGGAGTCTTTATTCACGTTAATTATAACCTAGAGGGTGAGAAAATATCTTTAAAGGTACTGCCTTTTGTGAATTGTAGGATAGGCAAAAAAGACAGCAAAGATCACCATGGCAAAATATTAGTTTCTGAGAATTGGAACGCAGATAAAATAAATGATAAAGACATTGATATTATTGATATTTATAACCCCAGGAAAGAAGTCATTTTAGATCAAATTAGAAATGCAAGGGAGCTTAAAAAATACAAAGGACAGGTATTGTTTTTTAATCCAGAGGAATCAATTTATCCCCTCTCACATTTAGACAGTGCAATTAATGACGCAGACTCAGAATTTCGCGCGGGTGAGTTTAAAAACTTGACTCTAAGAAAGGGATTTTTTGGTAAAAAATTAATTATCACCCCTCCAATGGTAGGGAATAATAATATAGACGAGGAATACCTCACTCCAGAGCAGGCAAATGAGAAACACCTGGAGGAGACCGAGAGAGACAATTTCAGGAAAAACATTCAGTCGTTTATGGGGTCCGACAATGTAGATGGGGCTCTTCATTTGGAAATGGAGTTCGAAGGTGACTCAATAGACAACGTGATTAAATTTGTTGATATTCAGAGCAATATTGACGATAAACTTTTCGAGTACACAGAAAAAAGCGTTTCTAACAATATACGCAAAGCATTTTCAAACGTCCCCTCAGTATTAATTGAGGGGTCAGATAATAGCGTTTTTGGACAGTCTGGGGAGCTTTTGAAGTCTGCAAAGATATTTTACCAGGAGCAGACAGAAGAGGACAGGAACCTTATTGAAAATGAGATTTTAAACGTCTTACTAAAAAATTTCAAAGGCTTTGATTTGCCAGAGCAGGGAATGAAAATAAAAAAATTAATCAATGTTAGTGAATTTATCGGAAATCCAGAAGCATAGGCCAATATCTGAGTCAGTAAATGAGAGGATTATTAATCAATTCATTGAGGACGCTCAGATCGCAGACCTTAGACCCCTGTTAGGGGAGAAATTTTATTTTTCTATAATAAACGAGCCAAATAATTACCTTGATTTATTGGAGGAGAAAAATTACGATTTTGAGGAAGTCCAAATGACATCTCCAGGAATTAAAAAGGTTTTAAGCCTTTACGCTTATGCCCGATATATACTAAATGGATCGCAGACTGACACTCCTTTCGGTTTTGTCACTAAACAATACCAGGAAGAAAAACAAGTGGACAGGGCGGGCCTGAAAGAGTCTTACAAAGCCACGCAACAGATAGCAGCTCAATATTGGGGCCAGGTTGAACTTTATTTAAACAGAAACTCCTCAGATTATCCACTTTGGAGGGATTCATGTACCTTAAAAAATAGGACTTTTAGACTTAATAAAATTACAAGATAATGAAAGAATGGCTTTCGGATAATGTATTTACTGTAATATCTGCGCTTTTTGGGAGTGGCTCTTTTTTTGCTTATTTCAACGAAAAGAGCAAAAGAAAAATAGAAGAGAGACAGCAGACAGCAGACGCACTCTCAAAAATGCAGGAAAATTACGCGGTTTTTGTTGAGGACATGGAGGACAGATTTGACTCTTTAAAATTAGAGATTGAGGGATTAAAAAAGCAGCTCCAAATTGTAAATAAACAACTAGAGGAGGAGACAAAAAAATACAACGAATTAAAAACTCAGTTTCAAAACTACAAAAAAAAGCCAGTTGCGTAACCTTATAGAAAGCGATCTCCAAAAAGCCTCAGACTTCTTAGGGATTGAATTAGCGACACTCAAAGCAGTCTCAGAGGTGGAAGCTCCTTTCGGTGGTTTTCACGCCTCTGGAGAGCCCAGAATCCTTTTTGAAAGACATAAGTTTCACGCCTTTACAAATGGTAAATTTTCAGAATCAAATCCAGGCGTTTCAAACTCAAAGCCAGGGGGATATTTGGGAGGAGTCAAAGAGCATGACAGACTCAGGGAGGCCGTTGGGCTTAATAAGATAGCGGCCTTAAAATCTGCTAGTTGGGGAAAATATCAAATCATGGGTTTTAATTATAAACTCGCGGGCTTTACGGTGATCCAGGATTTTATAAACGCAATGTATAAAAGTGAGGCTTTTCAGCTCATGGCCTTTATAAATTTTATTAAAAATACGGGGCTCAAAAAATCACTCCAGGAGAAAGACTGGCCCACTTTTGCAAGGGGCTACAATGGCAAAAATTTTGCGATAAATAAATATGATTTAAAACTGTCTCAGGCTTATAAAAAACACTCTAAAAAATGAAAACATTAATATCTCTCATGCTTATTTTGACGCTATTTTCGTGCGCCTCAAAAAAAATCAAAGAAAGCAGCCAGGAAACAAAGTCAATCCAGGTAAAGGAGGTCAAGAGAGACAGCGTTTCAATGATAGAGATAAGCAGACCAATTAATGACGTTTTAAAATTGCCCGTTATAAAGAGTAATACTTCAAATAAAAAAAATGACTCAATTATAAACGCCAAAGTTGATGAAATACTCTCAAAATTAAATACCTCAAAGCAAAGCGGAAAAAATGGGTATAATTTATTTTATGATATTGGCCGAAGAATCATAAACCTGGAGACTTCAATCGGAGAGACAACGGACCAGAGTTTAATTGTGATTAACAACAGTAAAGAGGAGACTATCCTGGAGGAGACAACGCGCGAATATTTGTACAAAAAAATCATATCAACCCCCTGGTGGGTCTTTGCGGGCTTTGCGGTTTTCTTTCTGCCAAAACTTCTAAAGATATTTTTAGCGGTGGCCAATCCTATTTCTGCCTTTTTTAAAAAATAATTTTTCGTTAATAAAAGGTTAAAAAAAACCTCAAAGATTCGAGGGGTTTATTTTTACTAAATGAAAAATCTAAAAAATAGTGCGTTAAAACTGAGTCTTGATAAACATATTCAAATTCATGACTTGTTAAAAAAAATCAATTCATTTATTAATTACAAAAACCCCAGGAAAGACAATGTTTTTGAAATGGAGTCAAATTGGTCCTGTCTAAAGTATTTAGATTATTTTAGAAAGGACGGCTTTGAGGAAGTAGAAGAGGAGAAAATTTTAAATATATTAAATAGTAAAGGATCAGTAGAAAAAAGAAAATTGAAAATACTAAAAATCTGGGGAGAAGTCTAAAATTCGGGGGATTTGTCTATTATTTCTTTTCTATAAACCTCCTTTACCGACTGAGCATATATCGAGGTGGTTAATTTTGAAGTATGCCCGTAAAGCTCCTGTAAAGACTCCAGGCCTATCCCTGCCAGAATCTTAGCGTCTGCGCCTGCGTGTTTCATAGCGTAAAGATTTACCTGGATTCCTAAATGCTGTTTTATAATAGTATTCCATTTTTTTGTAGCCGTATCTCTGGCAATCGGAGAGGGCGCGGGAATGAAGTCCAGACCTAAATTTGACCTATGTTTGTGATTGTATTTAAAAGCACCAAAGAGATAAAATTCCGACGGGTGATTTTTTATTTCCATGCCTGAGAGCATTTCAGAGAGGTGAGGATTGATAGGGACAACCCTCTCTCTGTCTGTTTTTGTGATCTCTGGAGGGAGCGTTATTTTTTTGCTCTCCTGGTCAATCATAAAGAGTTTAATCTGGAGGAGTTCCTTTGGTCTTATTCCAGTGTGAAAGAGCATTACAACGAAATTATAAAACGCAGCATGATTAACCAGGAGACAATCTTTTATAATTAAATGCTCCTCTGGGGTCGGGGTTATATTGGCCCTAGTAAATGGAACTTTTAAAGCCTTAATACTAAAAGCGGGGTTCGTTTCTATAATATCCCACTGTAAAAGCTCAGACAATGTAGCCCTAAAATAATTCAGTCCCTTATTATAGGCTTTACTCGACCAACTGCGATCTATTTGCACCCTCTCCAGGATCAATTTCACATGAGCGCGTTTGAGTTCGTTTATATTAAGATAGTCAAGTGAAAGGTCTTTGGCGGCTTTTTTTATAAATCCAATCATTGACCTATACCCTAGAAAGGTTTTAGTAGAGACATGAGCCTGTTTTTTTTCAATAGCAAAGTCCAGGGCTAGGAGTAGATTGTACTTTTTTGAGTCGGTCAGTTCCTCACTAAAAGGGGACCACCCGTTTTTTAATTTAATTTTTAATTGTCTAATGATCTCATTTGCGACAATGATTTTATCTTTTGGGTCCTTTATTTTATTGAGCCCTTTTTTGAACTTTTTTAATTTATGATTGAAGCGCAAATAAACATACCAACCGTTTTTGGATTTGCAGAGTTTGGGATCAGTGTAATTTTGCATAAATTTAATTTTAAACGATCATTAAAAACCTAAATTAAAAATAAATATGCCTAAAAAGATCTTGCATTTTGTGTCCCTTTTGTGTCCTTTTCAAAAAAACCCCCGTATAAACAGGGGCTTTGAGACTTTCGCGGAGAAAGAGGGAAACTCTTTGAAGGCTTTTTGATTTATCTAACTATTTGATAATGAGATAAATATATTTATTAGGCTTTGATTTTTTGACCTGTATTTGTGTCCTTTTTGTGTCCTTTTTTATTTTACAATCTCTTTCATTTTTTGCTCTAGTAGTTCAATACGAGCCTCTAGTCCTTTACTTATTCTCTCCAATACCTCAATCCTATTATTTTCTTCTATTGTCTCTTTTGGCTTTGTTTTATTAAGCATTTCACCCTTTCCAGTCAATAGCCAGTTTTGTGAAATCTCTGGATATACGTCTGCGATTTTTTTTGCGAGTCCCGCAGAAATCCCATTCCTGCCTGACTCAATAGCGTAAAAGACTGAGCTGTTTGTATAGCCAAGCTCTTTCGCTACTGCGTTTTTTTTCTTTCCTAAGTGACTGACAATGCAGTCAAGCCTTTCGCTCTCTAGCATATTTATTTTGTAACTGTTTGACTTTAAAGTCTTTGGTTTAATACATTAAAAAAAACTTATATTTTAATTCTTTTTTACGTTAAATGAATTAAAAATGCATTAAGTTTGTTGTAATAATACAAAGCAAATATACAAAAATGAAAGCATTATCCAAAAATTCACTATCAAACATAGATTTTAGAAATCTTTTGACCTCCATTGATGACAGTATTAATGAGTTAGTATTTGACAATAATAGCGGGGCTTTTAGCTCTGACAGATTGATTGAGTCTGAGGAGTTTGGTATTGAGTATCACCTAGAAATATTAGAGACAGGAATCACCACCCCCGCAACTTATCAGGACCCGCAGGAATACACCGCACTATCCAGAGACATTCATATTGACAATATCAATATAGTGTCAAATGACTGCGAGCCTCTGGAGGTGACTTCTGAGCAAATGGAAATCATAAAAAAAGCATTAATCAAATCAATACAATAGAATGAGAGACAATATCGAAAATTTGTTTAAGCAAATAGACAAAGAAAACAAAAAGGCTTTAATCATCACCCTGGCCGAGTATTGGAAAATGAGTCCCACTTCAATAGAGACAAACTGGTTTTCTAGGTTCGGAATTATCCCAGAGTTAAAACAAAAGGACACCCTGACGATCATTCAAAGAGCTGTCAATATTCAAAACACTAAAAAGGCGCGCTATGCACACAATTAAAATCGAACTGACTGGAAGTCTGGATCAAATTAATACGCTCGCAGACGCTTTAAAAACATTGGTGAAAGGTAAAATGGTCCAGGGGGACAAGCCAAAAGAACTCTCCAGAAAGAGGGTCCTGGAGTTGGCAGTCCAGAGATCACTTTTAACAGGAGAACAAATCAAAATCAAATAAAGACATGAGACTCATAGACTTAAATCAAAACGAAATTAAAGGGGCCTCTATAAAGGTGACGGCTCAAAGCATTGAGGTTTTATCCAGGATAATAAGAAAGGCGTTTGACCTCATTGATATTGAGTTTGATTATATCTATGAGAAAGGCCCAGAGCTTATAAGAACAGCAAAAGAGTACGGCCTAAATGATTTGTCCCTGGAAATGGAGAAAGACTATCAAACAGCTTTATATAACCTAAATAACTAAATAGTAAAGACATGATTTTAACAGCAGAATCACAGGAGAAAATTATTGACGCATACATGAGCCAGGGCCATTCAATGGATCAAATAGAGGCCTTTATTGATGGATTTAAAGCAGGTATTCAATTATGTGATACAAAAATGCTTCAAAAGAAAAAAGAGGAATTAGAATTTTATAAAAACTAACAATTAAAACAACTATCAAAATGAGCGAATTAACTACAAAAGACCTTTTTAATCAAATAGATATAAAAAAAAGGTTCGAGACACTTTTGGGAAAGAAATCCCAGGGATTTATAACCTCGGTACTCCAGACCGTTAATAATAACAAGCTATTGCAAAGCGCAGATCCTCAAAGCATATTGACGGCTGCGGCAACTGCGGCAACCCTGGACCTGCCAATCAATCAAAATTTAGGATTTGCCTGGATAGTGCCTTATAAGGGAGAGGCTCAATTTCAAATAGGGTGGAAAGGCTTTGTTCAATTAGCACTTAGAACGAATCAATATAAATCAATCAATGTGATCGAGGTTCATGAAAATCAATTCAAGTCATTTAATCAAATGACTGAGGAACTGGACGCAGATTTCAACCTGGAGGGAACTGGGGAAGTGGTGGCTTACGCTGCGTACTTCAAACTAATAAACGGATTTGAAAAGACAGTTGTCTGGAGCCGTAAAAAAGTAGAAACACACGCGAAAAAATATTCTAAGGCTTACACCTCTTCACTCTCTCCATGGTCCAGTCCTGACACGTTTCATGCAATGGCAAAAAAAACAGTATTAAAAAACACGCTGTCAAAATTTGGGATCATGAGTATTGAACTGCAAAGCGCAATTTCAACAGATCAGGCTGTCATGAGTGAGGACTCTCCTAAATATGTAGATAATCCCAGGACCATAGACATTGAGGCTCTTTCTCAGATAGAGGAGGGCAACAGGATTGAGAAGTCAATTTCAAACGCTAAGACTCTGGAGCAGCTCAATAAAATAGAGGAGGCTTTAATTATGGAGGAGGCTTACACGAATGAGACGCAGATTTTAATAGAAACCCAAAAAACAAAAATATAATGAAAAATTTTGACAATTATTTATTTAGATGCTCCAGTCTGGGTCGAATCATGACAGGCGTAAAAATTGGACTGACTGAAAACCAGGAGGAGACTTACAACGCCTATAATTTGAGATTCAAAGGAGAGGGGCGTCCACTTACGGCAAACCAAATAGAGGTCTTTCACGACCTGGGAGCGAAGAAAAACGCAAAACCCACACTCTCACAAACCACTAAGACCTATCTCCAGGAGATTCACAAAGAGGAGATTTTCGGACGCAGAAATGAGATAAGATCCAAATACTTAGACAAAGGGATCCAGGTTGAGGAGCAGTCTCTCAGTCTTTACACTGAGGTAACAGGAGAGTTGTTTCTAAAAAATAAAGAGCGATTTAACAATGAATTTATAACAGGGGAACCAGACAATAAACAAGGCAAAATAAGAGACATTAAATCCTCCTGGAGTTTTGAGACATTCCCTCTTTATGATACTGAGATCACAAATAAGGACTATCAATGGCAGTTAATGGGTTACATGGAACTCACAGGACTAAAAGAGTCTGAGCTTGTTTACTGTCTTATAGACACTCCAGAAATGCTCATTGAGGACGAAAAAAGACGCATGAGTTGGAAACTTGGAATGATTGAACTCCCCGAGGAACTTGGAGAAGAGATCGAAAAAAACCTCACTTATTCTGACATACCACAGGAAATGAGAGTCAAAGTTTTCTCCCTGGAGTTTAGTCAAAAAGCAATAGACGCCCTTTATTCTCAAATAGCAGTTTGCAGGGAATACATGAACGAATTGACAATTAAATTATCAAATAATCCACTTATAAAAGCAGCGTAAAATCATGGAATTACAGGGAACAATTAAAAAAATCGGAGAAACAGAAGTTTTAGGGGCTAAAAACTTTAAAAAAAGAGAGTTAATAATAATAATAGGAGGGGATTATCCTCAGACTATTATGATTGAATTTGTCCAGGACAAGTGCGACCTCCTTAATTTATTTGCAGAGGGTCAGGAGGTGACAATCGGAATCAATCTAAGGGGGAAAGAGTGGCTCAATGACAAAGGGGAGTCTAAATGCTTTAATTCAATACAAGGGTGGAAAATCGGACTCACACAACTATAAAAAACCAAAAATCATGCAATCAGAAATAAATTTCAACAAGCCGATCACCCACAAAGAAAATAACTCAGAGTCTCAGAGGTTTTTTGAGACAAACGAAAGGCGATTCTCAAATCAATGTAAAATAATAATGGACGCCTTTTTGAGAGGCGAAACACTAAACTATAAATCTGCCCTAATTAAATACGACATAGGTGACTTTAGGAGGCGAATTAAAGACCTCCAGGACACTTATAAAGTAAAAGGGCTAATTGGGGACCTGACAGATAAAAGGTTTAAGGAGTGGCACTTAAATATAGGTATTTACAATGCTTAATATAAAAGGGACGGTCATATCAAAAAAAATTGTCACCCGTCCAGTTCGGGCCGAGGTTTTGTTTCTGGACAGTGACGGGGATAATTGGTCCCTCCAATTAAGACCTAAGAATTTCACTCTCCTGGCTAAAATTGACGTAGGGGCTTCTGTTTTATTTACTGTAAGAAATGAAATCTCAGCAAGCGAAAAGTCCATAATAAATAATTTAATAGTAATAAACGCGACAATACTATGATAGCAGAATTAATACTCTCTCAGGTCTGGATTGACAAATCAATCTCAATGCCAAACACCTATCACATTTTACGCAATGACGGTCAACAAATAAAAGTCACTTTATTGAATGGAGAGATCAAAGCCGCCTGGCCCCTCTTTCAGTTTGAGATTGATTTTATAAATAAATACTATAATTCTTAAATATGGCGGGGTGGATCAAATTACACAGGACTTTAAAGGACTGGGAATGGTACTCAGATATAATCGCAACAAGGGTTTTAATTCACCTTTTATTGTCTGTAAACTATGAGCCTAAAAACTGGCAGGGAATAAACATAAAAGCGGGTCAATTAGTCATGAGTTGGGCTTCACTTTCTAAAAATTGCGGGATTTCAGTATCGCAAGCCAGGACAGCCATAGAGAAGGCAAAAGATAGCGGAGAAATCGCAATCCAAGTGACAAACAGATTTCAGCTTGTAACCCTTTTAAAATGGGATCAAATGCAAGACTCCGAGACTGAGAGTCGCAATCCATTTGACAGCAAAATCGCAGACAAATCGCAGACAAATCGCAAGCCAGTTAGCAGACAAATCGCAACAACTAAAGAAACTAATAAACTAATAAATAAAGAAATTAATATATCTGTATTACAAAAATTTGATTTTAAAAATTCATTAAAAAATTTAGGAGTTGAAAATGAAGTGATAAACGAGTGGTTAGAAGTTAGAAAAAATAAACGCGCCACAAACACTCAAACGGCTTTTAAAAAAATAGCATTACAAATTGAAAAGTCAAAAATAACAGCGAACGAATTTATAATAATAGCCGTTGAAAACAGTTGGTCTGGAATAAATTACAAATGGCTAGAAAATTTAGAGAAAAATGGAGCAAAACAAAAACATAGTAGCCTATCAAAAAAAGCAGTCGTTTATAAAAGAAGTGACGCAATCGCTTACGCACAAACCCTCTATAATTAAATCTATTGAGCAAAAAAAAATAAAAGAGTTCACGCCAAATGAAAAGGAGGCAGCAAACAGTGAATTAATCTCCTGGGCTCTGAGCTTATTAGGGATCAGTGAGTCAGGCCAAAATGAGAGGATCCTGCATTACATGGCAGTTGACCAATACATTTCAGACGAGTTGGGGAGGTATTCTTACCAGGAAGTCAAAGAGGCTTTTAAAATGTATGTGAGAGGTGATTTTAGTCACGCTTTTGACAAGGTGATTTACAAACTTGACTGCGTGATCCTGGCTAAGATAATTAAATGCTATCAAATCGAAAAAATACGTTTGACAGCAAATTATGACAATCAGGTTAAAAGGGGAATTTTGGAACTCCAGGCAAAAGAGAACGAACCAACAGAGGAAGAGAAGCGCAACATAGTTCTGGGAGGCCTTAGAGAAGCGTACAGCGACTTTAAAAACAAAATGGTGTACAATGACCTCGGACGGCTTTATCTCTATGAGGTGCTTTATGAGGCCGAAATGCTACCAACGGATAAAGCAACAAAAACAGCAGTTTTAAAAGTGGCAGAGATTAACCTCAAAAAAAAGAGGTCCCAGGCGATTTCAAAAGAAGAGAAAGCAAAACTCAATATTTTAAACGCCAACGGCAAAACCTCAAATGTATTGATTAACGAGTGCAAACGAATTTCAATTCAAAGGTGCTTTTCAAGTTTCACCACCTGGGACCAATTTGAAAATAAATTCAACCTAAAAACAGCAATATGGAAAGAGTGATTATAGCGTTAAAAGTAGTAATATCCGATAATAAAGAATTTGAATTAAGTACATACTATGATTATCAATTTACTTACAGCAGAACGGGTAATGTTAAATTCACTGGTAAATACAAGCCTAAATACTTTAAAAAAGAGGTTTTAAATAGTTGTGATTCAATAGAGTTAGGTCATAGTACATTTTTTTTATTTACCGAAGGATTTAATATTGACGAAAATAAATGTATTAAATCTTTATTGCATTCACTTATTTATAATTCAAATTTAAAAATAGAGAATTTGAAAAAAAATCTTGTTTTCCTTGAAAATCAATTAAATAAAAAAAGATGGACGTAGAATTAGCATTAAAAATAAATAAAATAATACATGATGAATGTAAAGATGTTCCTCATGATATAGGATTAAGAATAACCGAACTTATGGAAAAGCACCGAGCCGAGCAATTAAATTTATCTGGTGTTGTAGGGCAAAGCGAACAGTTATTTGAGTTTTTAAAATGGTATGATTCAAATGTTTGCCAAAACGATTGTAGAAGTAGAGAAGATTTGGTTAATGATTTTCTTAGCCAATAATTACCTACAACTAACCGATATAAATAAGTTTTAAAATTAAAAAATATCATGAAAAATAAAATTATAGACACGATTTTGACAGCCCTTACCTGGTCCCTGGTTTTTATTTCAGTTAGCACTCTTTTAGTGGTGATCTGCACTTTGCTAGACCTTTTTGATAAATATTTAAAAGCAATTTTATGAGACTGAGCTTTAATGATTTTATGCTAAAAGTTGGAAATATTTATTACGCAAATAATGAAAGAATGAGCCGAGCTTTCACGATAATAGAAGAGGCAGAAAAAGAAAATTTAACCAATAAAACCATTAAAAAATGAAATTAGCGTTTCCAGTTTGGGACTTACAGATTAATCCAATCACAGGCTTTAGAGTGGACCCTAAGAGCGATAAAGTGAGGAAGAGTAGCAAATTCTCTTTTGGAATAAATTATCCTTTAGGGCTTAATAATAAGTTTTAAGTCATGTATAAAAGAAACATGACCAGGATTAAAAAAAAGATAATAGCGCGTAATTGGTGGGATATTGGAATAAATCCAATCACAGGTTTTAAAATGTTTCAACAGCCTAAGAGCCAGGACAGTGAAAAGATTTATTGCTAAATATGTTTTTTATTTATGCTCTTTCTCATTATCTTTGTAAGTAGAAAGCAGCCCTCTAAAATAGTGGGTCAGTGAATTAAAGATCACTAATTTTAAAGGCTATCAGAACGCCAAAGCATCTGAGGCAAGGGCGTCAAACCCCCCAAGTGGTCCAACAGTGGGCCGCCTCCTTAATCGGGTACGAGATTGAGACTTTTGAATCACCTCCAAAAGAGGCAAAGTCTTATGATCGGATCTATTCAGAAAAATCAAAAGAAATCTCTCCCACAGCTTAAATCAATAGCGGTGAGGCACTTCCATACGTTTATAAGAGATAGGGATAAAGACAAGCCCTGCGTGTCATGCGGTAAATACACCACATTACAGGCGGGTCATTTTTATTCAGCAGGACATTATCCTGGATTAAAATTCGATCCCCTGAATGTTCATGGCCAGTGTGTGAGGTGCAATCTTTATCTCAGTGGAAACTTAATCAATTACAGATTACGCCTCACAAACAGAATCACCCAGAAACAACTTGAAACTTTAGACTTGAAAGCCTCAATTTATAAAAGGGAGGGTTATAAGTGGGACAGGTTTTTTTTGATTGAGACTATTGACAAATACAAAGACTTAAATAGAGACTTAAAAGACTTAAACAAAGACCTAAACAAATGAAAATATTAATCTCAGTAATTTTAATTTTATTCCTGGCCGTTTTCTTTTTGCTTAAAATTAGAAAGAGGCACAACGTAATAGTAAATCAGGGATTTAAAAAAAGACTAAACCAGGTTAATGACAATATTATTAAGGCAGCGATAATGAAATATAAACGCAATGAATGGCTAAAAAAAGAGGGATTGACGTATTAGCTCCCCCATGGTGGGACCAAATGAGGAACCCGATTACAGGCTACATAGTAAACACTAAAGTTGACAGATTTAGGACTAGCAAACCCCTGGAGTCAGAGCCTATATTCACTCATAGTCTAAATAATTTAATAAAGCCCAGGAGATAAGTCTCCACCCTATGAGGGAATGAGACTAAAGTATTAATAAACAGGTAGTTATAAAATTACTTAAATCGTTAAAAAACTACAATAGTAATAATAGTAATAATAGTAAAATGGAAGAGGGCAGGGACAAAAAGGGATTATTCATAAAAGGCAACAAGCTCTCAGTCGGCAACGAGGGGAGAGGTCTTACGTTCCCAGATCCTAAAGAATTAGAGTCCCTTTGTGATAAATACTTTATTTGGGCAGACTCAAACCCATGGATAAAACAGGACGTTGTAAGAGGAGGGGAGTCTGCGGGAACCCCGTTGCTCATACCTATTCAAAGACCTTACACTTTGATCGGGCTTTGTCAGCATATTGGAATCACAAAAAGCACATTTAATGAGTACGCAAAACTTTCGGAGTTTTCAGACCTCACTATGCGGGTGCGTGATAAAATAGACAATCAGCAAATAGAGGGGTCCCTGGTGGGATTGTTTAATTCAAATCTAACAGCCAGAATCCAGGGATTGGCAGACAAGAAAGAGCATGACGTCATAGAGAAAGAAAAACCATTTATTTTTAAAATAATCAATGGCAGAAGAGACTGAGATATTAATGCACCAGGCAGAGTTTTTAAGCTCTCCGACCAGGCACACAGGATTGATCGGTGGTTTTGGATCTGGAAAGACTTTCATTGGAGTCACTAAGACCATAGCGACTCATGTTTTTCACTCTTGCGACGTTGCTTATTATTTACCGACCTATCCCCTTATTAAAGATATTGCGTTTCCAAAATTCTCAGAAATTCTCAAAAATCAAAATATCCCTTTTGAATTAAATAAAACTGACAAAGATATTATCACTCCATACGGTCGAATAATTCTCAGGTCCATGGACAACCCCGATTTAATAGTCGGCTATGAGGTTGGCTATTCCCTAATTGACGAGGCAGACGTATTATCTACAAAGAAAATGAAAGAGGTCTTTGTGAAAGCCCTGGGCCGCAATAGGTCAGTCATTAAAGGGGACAACAAACTCGACTTTGTTTCAACTCCAGAGGGCTTTAAATTTCTATATGATTTTTTTGTCACCAATGAATCTAAAAACAAAACCCTTATTAAAGCCTCCACACAGGACAATCCATTTATCCCAGAGGGATTCATTGAAAGTTTAATGGACTCTTACACAGATGCTCAGTTAAAGGCCTACATGGACGGGGACTTTGTGAACTTGACCTCTGGATCTGTTTATATTAATTATGACAGAAAATTAAACGGCTCAATTCGAGAAGTAAAAAGGGGAGATACTCTTCATATTGGAATGGACTTCAATATTACTAATATGAACGCGGTTATTCATGTAATGGACGGGGATATTAAACACGCTATTGATGAAATAACTGGAGCATACGACACCTCAGACATGGTGAGAATCATAAAAGAGAGATACCAGGACTTTAAAATTCTAGTGTACCCAGACGCCTCTGGCCAAAACAGGTCCACCTCTGGAAGTACTGACATTAAAATTCTAAAAGACGCCAGGTTTACAATTAAATCACCCTCAAAAAATCCACTTGTAAGAGATCGCGTCAATGTTATGAATATCGCTTTTAAAAGCAATAAAGGAGAGAGGACGTATTTTGTCAATTCAGAGGCCTGTCCTGCTTTCTCCCAGGCTTTAGAGAATCAAACGTATAAGAATGGCGTCCCAGACAAAGAGGGCGGCTTTGACCATGTGAACGAGGCAGCAGGGTATTTCATTTTTGGATCTCAAACTATAAATAAAAAATTCTCAATTCGTGCGTGATCTTGAAAATATAAGTGTAAAACAACTCTTCTCCCTGTCAATGGAGGATTTTGAGAAGTATAATAATGCGCTCAGATTCTTAGACTCCAGGTCTTTGTATTTAGGGCGTGATGGTATTGAGTTCACCTCACTGTCATTTAAAGAGGTTGTATTTATTAGGAGGTCCCTGGAGGTGATCACCTTAGACGGAATGATTGAAGTTTTTGGGATAGCCTTTGGATTAAAGCCTAGGTTTTTGAGAAGCGTGAGAGCTCAGTTTTTAAGTGGAAAGGTATTGGATTTTTATAAGGCCTTGAACTGGCTCCAGGACGAAATCACCAGGATAGGAGATAAAGAAAAACTCCTCTCAGGAAAGCCAAACTCAAAACTCATAGAGGCAGGAATTGAAAAGCTCTCAATATTAGGAGACTTAAACACGCTTATTTCAATAGGGGAGCAATTTGGAGAGAAGCCTCAAAGCGTACAGGAGTGGAATTATAGTTTAGTGTTTTCGATTTCATTACGCGAAAAGCTCAGAGGAGAGATACAGGAGGCTTATAGTAAACTAACAACAAAAACTGCATGACATTAGTAGAAAAATTAAGAGAGATCACTGAGGGCCTGGGTTGGGAGTTTAATTACGGGCGCAGAGATTTTCAAAATTTAGTCCAGACAAAGGGAGCCGCAGATCAAACTGTTTATTTCTTCCTGGACCCTGTATCGGTTAGGCCAGAGAAAGACCCGCAGTCAGGATCTAGGACTGGAGTAATTGACAACTCAGGACGGTTCATGATAGTTACAAAGGCAGATCTGGATCAGGTTTATGACGGACAGAAAGGCCAGGACATTCAAAAAGGAAAATGGAGACGCAATATTGAGCCTAAACTAACAATCCATTTCGCGGTCCTGGAGGCTGTCATTGATTGCTCTGAGGATATGATAATGGCCACGCCTACAATCACAGACGTAATCGGAGTATTTGGAGAAAATATGGACGGTATTATGGTGAATTTTAGTATCAAACAAATATGACAATAGAGAACTTTTTAAAAGGTGAGTTTGATATTCTGGGCCAGGAGTTCATTAAAAAATATGATGATCTAGGAATGAGAGCCTCTGGAGAATGGGCCGATACTTTAGAGAGTAAAGTTGAGAAAAAAGGGGAGAGTCTTTTTGTTGCTCAGATTTGGGCGCAGGATTATACTGAGCAATTAGTAGACGGACGCAAACCTGGGTCATTCCCAAATATTTCAGCTATTGAGAAATGGATTGTAGATAAAGGGCTCACTCCATTAGAGAATGATATTACAATAAGCTCCCTGGCCTTTTTAATAGCCCGCAAAATAGCCAGAGAGGGGACTGAATATTTCAAACAAGGGGGGACAGATCTCATTGAGGCAGTTTACACTCCCCAAAGGGTCCAGTCGATACTCGACAAGGTACAAGAGATTAATGTAGATTTTGCAGTTTATAGCGCAGTAGAACAATTAAAAGAATTTGCAGCATGATTCAATTTTATAAGGAACCAACTGGCCTGAATACTGTTTTTAATAATTCGATTTTTGAATTTGGTACGGGCTCAAAGGCAACTATTGAGATAGGAGGTTATACATTTTATATCTCAGCAGACGCCCAGGAGAGGTTTTATTTTAATGCAAAGCCAGTCATTAAGGTTCTGGCAAATCAAAGCCAATTTAATGACAGTACTTCACTTAATGAGGCTATCACCTTAGACGCGTCTCTTTATTATGAGACTGAAATCACTATCACAATAGACGAGGCAGAGACAGAAAGCAGGACATTGAAATTCATAAAGGCAGCGTATCAAATTGAGGACGTTGTTTCTAGTGAGTCGATAAGGTTACTACTCCCCTCAAATGTTTTAACGGTTTACAAAGACAAGCCGATTGACGTTTCAATCTACTCAGACGCAGACAGGATTTTCTCAGGCTTTAATTTAAAAAAGGGTGTGAATCGAATTTTATTGGATTCAACTGAGGTTAAAAATTACTTTGGAAATGGATATTTTGAATATGGATATTTCTGGGGGGAATTAAACGATACCTCTATAATTCAGGGCCTAACAATTAGAGAGCAATCGGGAGAAGTTGGGGAATATGTGAAATGGTTTTCGCGCTTTGGTGGTTGGTGCTTTATGGGATTTGACCGTTTCAAGTCTGAGAGATTTAATACTAAGCCTTTAGAGGATATAAGCAAAGACACTCAGTCGATCTCAGAGGCAGAAAGGAATTTCTCCTCATTAGGGACGCAATTAGAAAGAAGTATAAATGTTCGCACCTTTTACATGGACCTTGACGGACAAAATCACTTCCTGGACTTTGCTCAATCTCCAAAAAAATTCCTTTATAAAAATGGGTCCTGGATCGAGATCAAAACAAACGCAATCTCAATCGACTTAAAAAACAGAAACACCTCCCAAAGATTTAGCCTGGATTTGGTGCTCACTAACAACTATAATCAAACACTTTAAAAATGAATCAAAAATCAATCAGAGCGTTCAATGACACGCAGTACACAAAACTTGAGACTGAGGAGCTAGTCACTGAGCTTTTTGACAGAACAAACTCCTCACAAACTGGATATAATTCTATTGATGAATTAGCCACAATTTTAAAAACAGTCGAGGGAGCTTATACTCTGGATATTGTCGCAAATTATTTGGTCCTTAAAAAAGAGAATGTAGTTCTTTCTACAATGGACCTATCTGTTTATATCGACGACACGAATCTGTCCAGGCTTACAGGCGGCTCAATTAATCCAGGTACAAATATTGCCACTTTTACCAGGGACGATAATAGCACTTTTGAAATTGATTTTTCAAACCTGGCAGACATTAAAGAAGTTGGATATTTAGACTTAAAAGCAGAGTTCACAGCGCGGGTTTTGATTGCTTCGAGTGACGTCGATTTTTCAATCGGGGCAGTATTTTACAAAACACTAGACGCACCAACTACATTGACATTTTCAAATACTGAGATCGGACTTATTAAAACCATGGTTATAACTCCTGCGGGTTTTGCTCTGAGTTTAACAGGGAATCTCACAATAGGCAGCGAATTTAAAACCGACGCAGTGAATCACATTCAAATTGAGTGTACAGATACAAACGAATTTTGGATTTCAATTTCTCAAACCATTATCTAATATGAAAGCAATCAAAATAAATGAGGAATTTGTATTCCTTTCAAAAAACATGAAGCCTTTAATTATTGACGGGTCCTCTCCCTGGTATGGGTTGTTTTCTCAGAGTGATGAGTTTTTATTATCTCTAGGATTTAAGGACGTTTTAACGCCTGAAATTGACTCCAGGATTGAAGTACTCTCAGAAATGAAATTGATTGGTGACGTCTATTCCTATGACGTATTAGACAGGACTATCACTCAAACTCTGGCAGAATTGAAAGCTCAAAAAATAGAAAACTTAAACTCGGTAACGGGGAGAAAATTAGAGGATATTCAATGGCACTGGGACAGGGATAAAAGGACTGAGGGAGCAAAGCCAGTCTCTCAGGAGATTAAGGATTTAGACGTTTCTATTAGATTAGAAAATGACAATATCAAATCAGAAATAAATGCTTTAACTACAAAAAAGGCAGTATTAATTTTTGATTTGCCAAACTCAAATATTTCATAAATGCTAGGACGTAGATTAATAAAAGTAAAGGGAGGTGGAGGAAGTGTAATTCCGACAAGTTTTAATACTGTTATTTATACTGGTAATGGCTCAAATAGGTCTATTAGTGGTGTAGGTTTTCAGCCAGATTTAGTTTGGTTAAAGAATAGAAGTGCTGCAAACTATCATATATTAACAGATAGCATTACTGGGGCTAATAAGCAACTATATTCAAATGCAATAGAGCCGCAACAATCAGATGCTGGAATTATAACTGGATTTAATACTGTTGGATTTGACATAGGATTATCAGTAGCTGTTAATGCAAACTCTCAAAACTACGTTGCCTGGTGTTGGAAAGCAGGAGGGGCAGCGATTACAAACACAAACGGCTCTATTGCTTCTCAGGTGTCTGCTAATGTAGATTCGGGGTTTAGTGTTGTTAAATATACTGGGAACCAATCAAACGCTACTATTGGACATGGACTAGATACCGCGCCAAAAGTAATAATAGCCAAGAGTACAACCGTTTCTCAGAACTGGGCTGTTTATCATTATGATTTAGGTACTGGAAAGTGGCTTATGTTAAATGGAACAAATGGGTCTATTACTGAAAATATTTTTGGAGGCGTACACCCAAGCGCAACAACTTTCAACCTAAACGGAAACGTAGTGGTAAATGCAAGTGGCAGCACAAATATAGCCTACTGCTTTTCTGAAAAGGCTGGGTTTAGTAAATTTGGGAGTTATAGTGGCGTTGTTAATTCTTCAAATCCTATTGATTTAGGTTTTGAGCCAGCTTTTATACTTGTTAAGAGATATTCTTCTGCTGAAAATTGGGTTATTTTTGACAATAAAAGAAGTAATAATTTTTTAATGCCAGACAAAAGTGATGCTGAAATAACCGTTTCATCAAATAGCCCAGTATTTACTTCAACTGGTTTTTATTTTAATGGAATATCTAGCGGTTGGAATGTAAGTGGTTCATCTTATATCTATATGGCTTTTGCTAATCAATTTTAAATAACAATATGACTCAGGTATTTATAAACGGCAAAGAGATTGATTTAATTGACGTCACTTATGTTTATCCAACGTATCAGCAGAATGACATTGGAGAGATAGCGAGCAGACAGGCCACTTATACCAATAAATTTAAAGCCAAATTCACGCCTATAAATATTCAAATCCTGGGAGGCTTTGGGCTTGTCGGATCTGTCTCTGAGATTCCTTACAGATTGCACACAGCTAAGATCCTGGAGGACGGTATTGAGATTTTAAGTAATGGAGTCGCGGAGATTTCTGAGTTTGATAGTGAGTATTTTTATATTCAAGTCCGAGGCAGTGAAAAAAACTTCTTTTCACTTCTAAATACTTTGAGCCTCCAGGATATTTTCCCCTCAATGAAAATAAATATGGACTGGCAGACAATCGACGCGGCTCTTTTGAATGATCACATTTATACTTTTGGCCTTACTAGAAGTGGGTATATTTTAAAGCAGGAGAATCTTAAAAACTCTTTTGATAATTTTGGTTTTATAGAACCAAACAGAACCTCTCCTTTATATTTTGCGAGATCAATATTTCAATACATTTTTGATTTCATGGGTTACGAGGTAATTCACGATCTGGACCAATTTGAAACTTTTAAAAATCTATTACTCCCCTCTTCAAAGAGCGTGACAAGTTTTTCATTTGGATATGGTTTCGAGATTGATTTAAAGGATTTCGCTCCAGATATTCAGGCAGACGATTTTTTAAAAGAGGTCATGAATCGTTATGGCCTCATGATCAGCGTCAATGAAAATACAAAAACAGTCAATTTTGTAAGAATTGAAAAAATAATCTCAGACAGTGAGACGGTGGACTGGTCCGACAAATTTCACAGCATAGAGACAGCCGTTCAAAAGGTAAATAATTACGCTCAAAAAAATGTTTTTAAATTTACTGAGGACAAAGAGAGAGTAAAGATTTGGAATATTGACACCCTGGAGGGAGTGGCAGACGAATTGAACGGCTTTATAAAATTAGACAATACTACACTAGGAGCAGAAAAAACAGTCATGACGAGCCTGTTTAAAAAACCGTCCTATGCTCCCCTGGAGTACGGTCCAAATTTCACAACTCTTTACGACGTTAAAACAAATTCAAGTGTTTACAGATTAATAGACCTTTTAGAGGACACCTCAAAAGAGGCCAGGCCAGAGGATTTCCACCCAGATATTGAGAGTCAATATAGTTTCATGCTAGATAAATTTGAGGAGTTTAAGAATCAGTTTCCTGAATTGATTTTCGCAGGAGGTCAATATGACAGGCTAAAAAACTCTTTCAACTCATTTAAGGTGTATTTTGATTTTATTTACCAGGACTGGGAGATCATAAATATTGAGAATTTATTATCAGCAGTCCAGATTTTTGAGGATAAAATCAATGAGTCTCCTTTGCAATATGAGGAAACTCTTGCTGCCATGGATTCAATAATTTTAGCCTGGGAGAGTGGTATTGTAGCAATCGACACTCCGACAGATAAATTTGACTCCATGCTTTTTTATAGGACTAGAATTAATCAGGCTTTTACTTACAGACTTAAAACTCCAGACGGCACGATTGACCGAGTAAAAGAATACGGGTATATACCCACCTATTTAGAGACTAATTTTCAGATTTTTATTGACTTGCATTATAAAAATTATACCAATTTATTATCTAGGTATGAGATTTTGACTTGCAAAATAAATCTAAATATTTTAGATATTAATAAATTAGACCTTTTTAAACGCGTTTATATTAAGCACTTAGGAGGGTATTTTTATATAAATAAAGTAAAAAATTTCCAGAGCAATAAATTAACGTCGGTCGAACTTGTTAAGATTTTAAACAATACAAGTTCTGAGGAATCTCCAGGTCCTACTCCTGCGGCTCCAGGGCTAAGTGGAAGTATTAAAAACACTTATTCAGGCTATGAATCCACAGGGGCGGTTTTCGAGGTTTACACCTTTTCAGCCAATAAGACGTATATAGATTTCACAATCACAAACGAGGCGGGACAAACCTATTTTGAAAGACAAGCGGTCCCCACTATAAACGAGCGAACAAATACCTGGGTGATCAGTTGGAATGGTGATTTTGACGCAACCTCTGGAGGCTCTGGGATTGCTAATTTAATTTTAACAAATGGAGAGGGGGAAGAGTTTACAATAGACTCGGCAACTTTTTTAATTCAGGATCTAGGCAACCCACCGACTCCGACGCCACCAAGTCCACCGACTCCAAGCCCAGTCCCAAGTCCGACAGCACCGAGCCCAGTCCCAAGTGCTCCGAGTCCGACGGCTCCAAGTCCGACGCCACCAAGCCCACCGACTCCGACGCCACCAAGTCCACCGACTCCAAGCCCAGTCCCAAGTCCAACAGCTCCAAGTCCGACGGCTCCAACAGCACCGAGTCCGACGGCTCCAACAGCACCGAGTCCGACGGCTCCAACAGCACCGAGTCCGACGGCTCCAACAGCTCCGAGTCCGACGGCTCCGACGGCTCCAAGTCCGACGGCTCCAACAGCACCGAGTCCGACGGCTCCAACAGCTCCGAGTCCGACGGCTCCGACGGCTCCAAGTCCGACGG